GGGGGTCCGGGCAATCCCCGGCCGGGAGCTCCCCGATGGCTCGGTGATATAGCACAAATGAGGGGTGCTGTTTATGTGCTGCAAAATCGGATTAAAGAATTGGAAGGAGTGAGTTCATGATTAAAGCGTTAATGGTTATCACTATGGTAACAGGTGCGACATACGAGGTAAAATTACCTAGCATGGAGCAATGTCTGGCAGAGAGGGCACCTGTCGAATCACAGAATGATGTGGCAAGCACCGCTTGTATTCCACGGACTGAGAGTAGGGTGCCGTCAGAACTTCTGTCACAGTTCATGGATATGTTTTTCATGTTAGAGGAGCAGAGGAAATTTGGTGACCCCTGCCCTCAAAAATTTTGGGAGCCAGGTGAGGATTACTTTCCGCCAAACTATGGTAAACCAACTTCATAAATAGGAGTATGATTACCCTAACTGAAAAGGCGAGGAATTACATGAAGAGTGTAATCCTCAACGGAGACAAGGTAACACTCAGCGTTAAAGGTGGTGGATGCTCTGGGTTTCAATATGTTTGGGGATTAATGTATGACTCCCCTGACGTAAAATGGTCAGAGCCGATTGACGATGTTTTGGTGGTTGATCCACTGGCAGAGATGTATATATTAGGAAGTGAAATAGATTATGTCACTGAATTAGGTGGCTCGTTTCTCGCAGTCAAAAACCCAACCAGCACAAGTAGTTGTGGTTGTGGTGAAAGTTTCGGAGTTTAAGTATGTGGCAGATTATTGTCATAATGATGGTTGCTCTTGGTTCGGATACGGACGCACTTGAAATCACACATAATAATGGCAAACCACTACAGTTTGAAACGCAAGAAATTTGTTATGCTCATGTATATGAAAATTTAGATAAGTTAAAAGAATTTGCATCGTCACAGTTTGATGGCGCACCTGTAAAGACAATCATCTGTTCCAGAGTGCCATTTGGAGTGTAATCGTGTATGAGTATAATTGTAAAATAGTTAGAGTGGTAGATGGAGACACAGTTGATGTAGATATAGACCTTGGGTTTGGAATATGGAGACACAAAGAGCGTATACGCTTACATGGTATAGACACTCCAGAGAGTAGAACCAGAGATTTAGTTGAAAAGAAATTTGGTTACCAATCAAAAGAAATGGTGGAGAGTTTTCTGCCAGTTGGGTCAAACCAAAAATTAGTCACCGTCAAGGATGGTGCCGGTAAGTTCGGCAGGATACTTGGTAAATTTAAAATATATGATGCAAAGGTTGATAGGGAAACGACCTTAAATGAATGGATGATCGAAAATCACTATGCGGTGGCTTACCACGGTCAATCCAAGGAAGATATAGCAAATGAACATCTCGTTAATTATAGAAAAGTCTTTAAAGAAACAGACATTACTGAAAGTGATCTTGATACCTATATCAACTCTCGCTCTTAACGCTTGCATTCCTGTGATGGTTGTCAGCGGCGTTGCTGGGATCACTGACTCCTTGGACAAAACTGCAAAAATTAAAGGTATTGAAAAACGTCTTTTAAAATTAGAGCAAACTCTACCAAAACCATATAAACCATATGTCCCATCTTTTGTAGATATGGACACGTTCAAGGGTGGTTTATACGACAACCCTAAAAAGTAATGTACTCCAAAAAAACGATTAAAGTTCATGTTGAATTATCAAACATATGCAATGCCGTGTGTCCACAGTGTTTAAGAAATTACATAGATGAGAGCACTGGTGAGTTGAGTGTAAAAGATGCACTGAACACACATGAGCTCACGATAGAGGACTATCGACAAATATTTGACAATGAATTTTTTAAGACCTTTCATTTGAAGAGGGTAAATTTTTGTGGTAATATCTCTGACCCGATTGCGTCAAGAGATTTGCGAGAGATCGTAGAGCACCACATTATCAACAATCCAAACACACAAATTAAAGTTGCGACCAACGGTGGTCTAAAGTCAAACGGCTGGTGGCGCGAGTTTGGTGATCTATTATCGCATGTGAAACATCTTGTGTCATTTGGTATAGACGGATTAGAAGATACGCACTCCAGATATAGGGTCAATACAGATTATAGTAAAGTTATATCAAATGCTACCGCATTTATAGAGGGTGGTGGCAAGGCAGGTTGGCAGTTTCTAGAATTCAAACACAATGAGCATCAGATACCCCAGGCTCGAACTCTTGCGAGAGAATTAGGATTTGAAGAGTTCAAACATATCGCAACACCAAGGTTTGCAAATCGTGGGACAAACAAACTAGCATACAAGTTTAGAGGTGAGTCGTTTGTTTTGGAAGAGAGTTCTAAAAGTGTGTCCACAGGATTGAAAAATCAAATCAAGAGTGGGCATATATTATGCAAGGCGCTAGATGACCATGAATTTTTTCTAGATCATGATGGCTCAGTGTATCCCTGTTGCTGGGTTGCCCAAAGAAAACATGACCATGAACTCCTTCAGCACCACGACAATAGAATGAACGCAATAGAAAATAATCTCACAGGTATCTTGACTAATTCGTTTTTCTTTGGTAAACTAGAGGAATCGTGGGATACTAAACCATCGTATAGTTGCATAAAGTTTTGTGATAACGAAAATAATAGTAGAAAAGATAAGTATGTATTTAAGGATGATTTAAATGAATTGGTGGATTGAAGAATATAAAAAGTATCATAGAGAGCAAAATGATTATGGTAATGGTGGTGCGCTGAAGTTTCACAAACGGCATATAGATGATCTAATCCAAGACACAAAGGCAGAAACCTTACTCGACTTCGGATGTGGCAAGGGTGATGTGTATGAAGTCAACGATTGGAACTGGCCCACACCAACTTTATATGACCCTGCAATTCCAGAGCATGACAAATTACCAGACGGACCTTTCGATGGCGTCTTATCAACAGATGTGATGGAACACATACCAGAGGATCAAATACCAGAAATTATAGACCAAATATTCTCACGGGCAGAACGTTTTGTATATCTGGGTATCGCAAACAATGAAGCACAAGCCGTATTGTCAGATGGAACAAACGCACATGTGACCCGTAAACCTGTCGAGTGGTGGAGAAATCAAGTGGAGTTATATGCACCAAAAGAGGTGTACACGCACATCAAAACATATGGCGACAGTGATGGGTATGTAATAATGCACGAAGAATTATATTTAGAATGGATGTTAGAAAATGTCTGATGTAAAAAATAAATACCGTTACGTTGTTAAAAAAATAAAAGACGATGAGTACGTTGATCAAACCTTTATTGGCCTGACCGAGGAGGCAGGTCGATATCAAGGTGTGATATATTCATATGGAAAAGTATCCGTGCCAACAGAGGTAGAGGAAAATCCAGACGGGACATTGCCTTTTAAGTTTGAGTATGATATTATAGACAGTAACGGTTGGAAACAAGAAGATTTTGGAGAGGATTTTTTTGAACTGATCGGAGATATCCTAGTGGATATTATTACTACAGAGGAGTCATATATTGACAACGATTGAACAAACTATTTTAGCCAATCTAATACACAACGAGCAATATACGAGAAAAGTCCTGCCCTTCATCAAGGGTGATTATTTCTCCGACAGGACAGAGAGAACTGTCTTTGAAGAGATACAGAAATTTGTGGACAAGTATAACGATCTACCAAACCAGAATGCTCTAGAGGTTGAGCTGGATAGTCGTAAAGACTTAAACGAGGATGACTATAAACGTGTCATATCTGTAGTTAAGGAACTTCAAAAAGACGATAATGTGATTTTTGATTGGTTAGTGGAGACTACAGAGGACTTTTGTAAAGATAAGGCGGTATACAATGCGATTGTGGACGGAATTGCTATCATTGATGGAAAAGATAAAAAACGAGGCGTCGATGCTCTACCTACAATTCTTACAGACGCCCTTGCTGTTGGTTTTGATAACCGTGTTGGTCACGATTATCTACACGATACTGATGCCCGTTATGAGTTCTACCATAAGGTAGAAGAGAAGATTCCATTTGATCTGGATTTCTTCAATCGTATCACCAAGGGTGGATTACCACAGAAAACACTGAATATTGTTCTTGCTGGAACTGGCGTTGGTAAATCATTGTTCATGTGTCATATGGCAGCAAACTGCTTAAACCAAGGTAAAAACGTCCTGTACGTCACTTTAGAGATGGCTGAGGAACGCATTGCTGAACGTATTGATGCAAACCTCATGAATATCTCTATAGATGATTTACATGAGTTACCCAAGCAGATGTTCGACAACAAGATAGGTCAGATTATTAAAAACACAAGTGGGCAGTTGGTGATCAAGGAATATCCTACTGCATCTGCACATAGTAATCACTTTCGAGGATTGATCAAAGAACTAGCAATTAAGAAGTCATTCAAACCAGATATCATATTCATAGATTATCTGAATATTTGTGCATCATCAAGATTTAAGGCGAATGGAAATGTTAACAGTTACATGTATATCAAGGCGATTGCTGAAGAACTTAGGGGACTCGCAGTTGAGACAAACGTCCCGATTGTGTCGGCTACACAAACGACAAGGAGTGGGTACTCCAATAGTGATATTGGGTTGGAAGATACTTCGGAGAGTTTTGGTTTACCGGCTACGGCTGACCTCATGTTTGCACTCATCAGTAATGAAGAACTTGAAGAATTAGATCAGATCGCGGTCAAACAACTCAAAAATCGTTACAATGATCCGACAATCAACAAACGATTTGTCATAGGTGTGGACCGTGCAAAGATGAAATTATTTGATGTAGAGGATAGTGAGCAACAAGGTCTTGTTGACAGTAATCAACGAAAAGGAGCAGATGATAATTTTGCAGAGGCGGTGTTCGACAAGACTGACTTTGGTGATGGTTGGAAAGTCTAACGATCCCATGCCTTGATGGCAGTGAAATTGTTGAAGGAAAACTCCATGCGGTCAACCAGTTTGACCGCATTTCCTTTTATACGATCTATTGCCACATAACCCTCTGGATTTGTTACCTTGAAACCGTTTGGTGTGCGTATGAATGTGCCGATGCCTTTTACGGTATCCAGTTTATTTACAATCATCATTTTTGCGTCAACTATTAGGTTCTGAAATAGAATTACGTTGGCCAGATTACGAGTATGTTTTTTGACCTCTCTTACATACTCTTTTTGTATGTTGGCATATTTCTGTTTGCCCTTGTCAGACTTTGCCTTGTCAATCTGTTTCTGGATTGAGTCAAACACCCATTTCTCATATCCTTTTGCATGAGATAAAGGATTTGTGACCTTTTCACCCACGCGCACCTTACTGTTATTGTAAGTTTTCAGAGATGCACCAACAAGCGCACCTGTCATACTGTCCTGTAATTTAAGAAACGCCCGTAGACCATTCGCATTGATTTTCTGAAACGTTTTACCGACTTGCGATAACGTGCCCGTAATCGTGTCTGTTTCTGATGCGGTAAATGTTGCAGAGCCAGATGTGTCCTTGTATGTTGCATCATCCATCCAGACAGTGCTAGGTTTTTTCAGTTTGGATATATCTGCACCAAATGATGCCTTCATATCTGCAAGGGATTTACCTGTATATGTCGTGTGCCATACGATACCCAACTTCGCTTTACTCATGATCTTGCCCAGAGGACTATCAGTAGGAACAGCGTAGACAATAGTGTTAGGTTGAAATGTAAGATATGAAGTTCCGTCGATGTTCTCAGATTCAACATCGTCAGTAAACATAAGATCGCCCTGTAATACGCCCTTAATGCCGAGCTTACCCAACTCTTCAAGCGCAACTTTAAATTTTGCATTCAATGTACCACTCAAATCTGCGTCAATCTCTTCGCTGGTCTTATACAGTTTTGGATTGACGTTAAACACACTCTTTTTCGCAACAAAAAACTTACCGTCTGCCGGATCAATACCAGCAAAGATCGCAGGCGCACCGTCCCACTTGACAGTCATATTCACAGAGGACCGACTTCCGCCTGCCATCATATCACGCAGAGAGCGAAGAAAATTAATCGCTGCTCGACCGCCATCAACACCATAGTTCAATATCTCATCTTCTATGTGCTCAAGATGTAGGTTCTTGCCTGCCTTATCTTCTGTAAGATCAATAAAAGATATCATGTCATTATTTCACGTTGAACGTTTCTTCCAGAACTTCTATCTTCTGCTTGATGGGTGCCATATCATCAACATGCTTACGAATAAGCGGTAAATTTAATTCTCCGTATCTAGGATTGTTCACAAGATTATCCACAAGAGTTTGCAAATGATCCAACTCTGCCTGATATTCTTTTTTTAAGTCACTTAGGGACATGTTGACTCTCCTTATCAGTATACACTATTTATACCACATACATAATCATATGTCAATACAAAAATGGTGGAAAGATCGCAAGAAAAAGAAACGATTGGAAGAGGTTCGTAAAAACCCATACAAGCGTGTGGATAGCGATAAGATGACAGACATAGAAAAAATGGACAAAGGATTTAATGGTAAAACTTACAGCGTAAACGGATTAGACGTAGATTTTTGATGAAGAATAAATGGTTAGTTTTATGGTCAAGAACAGTGGGCATGCCTATCGGTATGACAGATGATGACAAGCCACAGTTTTTACCTATCACACAGAGAGATGTAAGACTTGCCCTCGCGATGAGAACATTCTGGATAGTCCTACACATAACAACATGCATTGCAATTATACTGAATGCATGGAGACATTGGTAACATAAATAATTTCATGCTAGACAAAACACCAAAAGAAGAAGAGAAAGAAAATCAGTCTTTCATAGGTCCAGAACCTTTACCCGATTTTGATGACGAGGGTGAAGAGGTAGAGCCTGATGGACATTACTGATCTATATCAAGAAATAATACTTGATCACTCAAAAAATCCACAAAATTTTGGTACACTCGACAAATACACATGCACAGCCGAAGGTAATAATCCACTTTGCGGTGACTCGCTGACAGTATATGTAAACGTAGAGAATAACATCATTTCCGATGTAAGTTATCGTGCTAGAGGATGTGCAATCAGTATCGCTTCTGCATCTATCATGAGCAAGACTATCAAAGGAAAAACAATAGAGGAAGTAAACATACTGTTCGATAAATTTCATAGACTATGCATGGGAGAGAATGTAGAAGAGGATGAAGACACGGAAACACTTCAAGTTCTATCTGGTGTAAGTAAATTTCCGACCAGAGTGAAATGCGCCACCATGAGTTGGCATGCCATAAAGGAGGCAATACATGATGAAAGACAAACTACATTGGACAACTGAAATAAGTGAAAAAGGATTACTCGCGGTCATTGGTGGTCTTACCATGATCGCAGCTGGACTTGACATATACCAGATGGTGTGGATAGATATGAAGATAGAACTGGCAGACCTATTTCTATTGTTCATATATGCAGAGATAGTCGGAATGGTTGGCGTGTTCT